CATCCATTTTCATTCGTACAACTTCTTCCTCCTTTTCGAATAGGAAGTTTTACACTATTGTTTTGATTACTCATAGAATAATATTGCCACATACTACGATTAGTAAGTAGTGGTCGCCCCATAAGTGGTAATATTTTATCATCACTACCTCCGCCCACAGGTGTCAATAATCCCACTTGTCTATAGTTCGTATCTAGCGCACGAACACTGGTAGAGACATTAATGGGAACAAGAGGACGACTATATGTTGTCAAAGGTGGAACAAAATACCCTTCGTCTCTCAAAGGCGGAACATAAGGATTCATTAGAACGTCATTGCCATAACCGAATCCATAACTGCCATTTCTCTCGTCTTGAATTACAATCTTTTGCGACTGACTTTGAATTTGAGGTTGTTGACCTATATTTTTTGTAGGTTGTTTCATCATGTAAACATAAATTAAATAGAACGCAATGAATACTACAATTGTGAGAAAAAAGAGAGAAACATTTTCAATACAAATTACTCCTGGAGGACATTTTTTATGATGTAATGCCATATTGTTACATTATAAAAACATTTTAATAGCAGGGAACCCAGGACTGCGTAGCGCTGGTTACACTACCCTGCGACTGCTACTGCAATCCTGATAATCTAGTATTTAGATAACATTTAAGTCTCACAAAAAATGCGTAATAAAACATACATCTTATTGTTTACCCAAGTTTTTAGCGAGAGACGCTAAACCGTCCAAGTTCTTCAAATCAAATCCTTGTAACATGGTCTTGGCGTTTTCTAAGAGTGGACTCATGCTTTTCATAGCATCAGCCAATTGTAATTGTTGTGTCATCAATCGCTGTGTATCGTCTGTCAATCGTTTGATTCCATCTCCACCTAAAATGTTATTCAAATCACCATACGCCTCTTCCAGAGTGGTCGCATAATCAATTCTTGGTTTCTTATTGTTGATTAACCCTTCTGTAGATGTGGTTGCGGTACTGGTTGCTGGAGCAGTTGTAGTTGTACTGGCAGCACTTGTTGTTGAGGTTGCGTTTGCTGGCGCAGCAGTTGCTTGCGCTGAGGCGGCCGGTGCAGCAGCAGCAATAGAATTGGCAGCAGTTGTTAGTGCGGTGTGTGCGTCTGTGCTCGATGGGGAGTTTGTTTTAACTGTTTGTTTTGCGTCGGCAACCTTTTCTTTAACTTCTTCTTTTTGTTGATTTTCCAATCCTTCTTTTACTGTTTTTCCAATCATTAAAAACCCGGTGACAAACAACGCAACCCCTAAAACAATTGCCATATTTTTAGTAAAACGATGTGTAATATACGCGACCAATGCGAAAAAAACCATGGCAGCAATGTTACCAGTCACCATATATCCAAGAATATTGGTTACTGCTAAAAACAAAATGAAATATAAAAAATATTTATTTGTTAATATTTTTGAAACTGAACTTGGTAATTTCATTTTCATTATATATACTTACTTTACAAAAAAATTGATGATTTTATTGTTTCTCTCGTTGATAAACAACAGAACATAGAAACAAACAATGAGACAAAGAACTCCAAATAAATTCCAACTCGTCTTGTGCGAAATTCATAACACGCATATTCATGGTTTTGATGAAAACAGTGACCCCACTGTTCAAGGTCATTATTTATTGACTGGGAGATATTATTACGATGGTTTAGAAGAACGCGATTCCGATGTGGATACAGATTCGGAAAGCGATATGTCAGACGATGACAATGATGATGACGGTGAAAACGGAGACTGTAATGATTATTTAAGCGTGGGTGTTTATAGTGCATTAGCAAATGCTCGTGAATATTATAGAGTAGTGGTGTTGAACGACCGACAGTATCATTCACACCCCTTTTTACGCAATTATTCTACCATTCTTCGTAGACCAAATTATATTCAACCAGAAATTGCACAATGCGTTTATTTGACAGGGTGTGAACGTGTTGCTATATTGAAAACATTTTGGTTACGTATTGTTCAGCGAGCGTGGAAACGCGTTTTTAAAGAAAGAAAAGAAATTTTGAGGAAGCGAATGTGTCCGCAAAATTTGAGAGAAAGAGAAATCATGGGAAAATGGCCGATGAGTTGTAGGCGTTATCCAGGAATTTATGGATTGTTAGTGCGTTAGACCTCTTCCACGACGACTTGTTCGCGTGTACTTATATCCGCCTCGTTTTGATTTTCTATGTGACTTGCTGCCACGTTTTTTTCCACCCACTACCGTTCCAGGTGCAGTTCCAGGTCCTACAAGCGCCGTTAAATTGCCTTCCACAACCTTCAATAACTCTTCCAAACTGGTATAATCATTGGATTTCACAAGAGCAATGATTTGGTCGAGTTCACCGGTAATTTGCCCAATAAGTGCGTTTTTTTCTGAAGTAATCGCGTTAAGTTTTCTTTCCAAGTCATCCTTGGCAGTTTGTAATTTTTTGATTTCCTCCGATTTGGCGGTGGTTCTGGCAATGGCGTCGTTCTTTAAGTCATTTAGTTGTTTATTTAAGGCGTCGTATTGGGTTTGAAGTTCTTTGTATTTTTGGGTGACGTCATTTAATTGTTGAGTTAAAATAGAAAAATTTTGTAATTTGGTCTTGAGTTTGTCAATCAAAGAGAGAATGTTTTGGAGGCGCGATTTGGCAGAAGTGGAAAAAGTGGTGTAATTGGCGTTTGAACGAGACACTGAATCTTTCAGGATATTCATTTTACCCTTTAGCGCCTCAAACAAATCGCTCATTTATATATTATATTGCGTTTAAAACTTTATCGCAGGGAACCTAGGTTCCCCTGCGACCCCTCCTGCGACCCCTTTTGATAACCTAGTATTTAAATAATTTTTAAGTCTCACATGAAAAGTTGTAATGATATTTTAAACTTCACTCTAAAACTTGTTACAGTTCGTTAAAAATCTCATTTTCAGAATATCTCTATGAACATAGCTAAAACTTTATCTAAATCTTTTTTGTTTCTTTGTTTTCTTGCGTTTTTTCTTAGGATTCTTAGGATTCTTGGGTTTTTTTGTTTTTTGGCGTTTTTTCTTGGGTTTTCCTCCTCTTGTTGATGAATCAAATCTACCATCGTCATCTGTATATGAAAAACCATCGTACCCAACATCATCGCCAGCAATTCGAGTTGATGATGTTCGTATAGGTGTTGTATAAGGTGCTCTTGGTACTGATGGATTTAATTTTTTCAAAATATCATCTATTAATTTTTCTATTTGAGGTCGTGAACGACTGTCGGTTTCAATTGTGTTTAATTCACTTTCTAACTGTTGAATAATCGCAACTATTTCTTTGTCATGTTTATCAACTTCTTTTTCTAGTTCACGTAATTTTTGTTCTAACTCATCTTTTTCAACACTACATTTACGAGCATCTTCTTTTAACTGAATGATGTCTTGTTCTAACTTTTGTATTTTTTTAGTTAATTCGGCATTTTCATCTTGAGTTGTTTTAAGTGTTTTTTTTAAATCTTCTATTTGTTTTTCTTTTTTTTGAATTTCGTCTTTAAGTTTTTGTTGTTCTTCGTCCTTGCTTCTAAGTTTTTCTTGAATTTTATCTAAATTTTTTTCAATCTCACGTTTGGCAGATAATAATGTGTCAATAGATGTGTTAATTCTCATCAACTTTCCATAAATATTTCTGTGAAAAGTTATTTGATTTTCTCTCAATGTTTTTGTTCTATCTAATATTTGTTTTAATTTGGATGACGGTTTATGTGAATCGTCATCAAAAGGGTCTTTGCGTGTGTCCAAAAATGAAAACATATTATTTATATAACCTTAACGATTATATATTACGCATATTATATTTTTGATTTAGCAGGGAACCCAGGACTGCGTAGCTGCCCCTGCGACCCCTCCTGCTAACCGAGTATTTATATATTTTTTAAGTCTCACTCGAAAAACCATAATGATATTTTAAACTTCATTTTAAAAATTCTTATGATTCGCTAAAAATTACATTTTTGGGATACCGGTGAACATTGTTGTTTTGATTCTGGTCGTTTGACCCCACAATCTCATCCAAGTTCTGTTTCACAACATCTATCTCTCGTAATATCATCTTTTGGTCTCGACGTGTTTTTTCTATGTCCTTATCTGTCAACTTGCCACTAATGATGATATCATCTAAATATTGGTTCAACATGTAGAACGCCTGCATTTGTTTTTGTTTTTGCTCCACAATATAAGAATTGTATGTTTCGTAATCTCGTTTCACTTGACCTAAAAATTCGTTTTCTTGTGTCAACTTATCCAATTGTTTGTTTTTATTGATTAACAGACGCCGTTTTTCCTCAATTTGTCTCTCCATGCGTTCAAGGATTTCGTCTCTTTTGGCTAAAGGCATTTGATGAACAGGAGGACTAGGACTAGGACTATGTTTTTGTTGTTTTGGTTGTATCTGTTCTTCCGTAACAATCATATAAGAACCTATCATATTGTTACTATATTGGGTTATTTTTTTGCGTACTTAGAGTCTTTAAGTAGGTTATTAAAATATATTGTTTGCGTACAAGGGGGGTCTAAACTTGAGTGTAACACAATAATAACTTGTTGTTTTATTTGACACCATATATCGTCGCAAAATAAATGCGTTAAATAAAAACGGCAATAAAACGCCTAAAAAAAGAATATAAAATCTCCCCTATATATTATTTAGGATACCTGTAATGTCTAAACATAATAACGAACCGCTTCTAACTCCTGACGATAATCGCTTTGTAATGTTTCCTATTCAACATGACGATATTTGGAAAATGTATAAAAAGCAAGTGGATTGTTTTTGGCGCGCCGAAGAAATTGATTTGAGTAAAGATTTGGAGCATTGGGAAGCGTTGTCTTCTGATGAAAAACATTTCATTTCTATGATTTTGGCGTTTTTTGCGGCGAGTGATGGAATTGTTTTGGAAAATCTTGGCATGCGTTTTATGAGCGAAGTTCAGTTGTCAGAAGCGCGGGCGTTTTATGGTTTTCAGATTGCTATGGAAAATATTCACTCCGAGAGTTACTCTCTCCTTATTGAAACATATATCAAAAATCGCGAAGAAAAGGAGCGCCTATTTACAGCCATTGAACACTTCCCTTGTATCAAAAAGAAGGCCGATTGGGCGCGCAAGTGGATCGGCGACAACCGCAGTAGTTTCGCTACACGACTTGTGGCGTTTGCTTGTGTAGAAGGCATCTTTTTCTCGGGGGCATTTTGTAGCATTTACTGGTTGAAAAAACGCGGTCTCATGCCGGGACTCACTTTTTCTAACGAATTAATTTCGCGAGACGAGGCGTTACATACAGAATTTGCCATATTGTTGTATAGTAAGTTGAATAAAAAAATCAACAAGACACGTATTTATGAAATCATAAAAGAAGCAGTGGAAATTGAGACGGAGTTTATATGCGAGGCGCTACCTTGCCGTCTCATTGGTATGAACTCTAAGTTGATGACAGAATACATTCAATTTGTGGCAGATCGTTTATGTTTACAACTCGGATATGATAAAATATATAACACTGCGAACCCATTTGATTTTATGGAGATGATTTCCTTAGAGGCCAAAACCAACTTTTTTGAAAAGAAAGTGGGTGAATATGCACTGGCGACAAAAGATAAAACTGAAGATGTGTTCGATTTTGCGGCCGATTTTTAACCACAAATTTGATATTTTTGGCAGGGAACCCAGGACCGCGTAGCTGCCCCCATTGCGCTTCGCGCAATAAGGTTGAGGTCGCTTTGCGACCTCCGACCCTGCGACCCCTCCTGATAAACTAAAATGTATACTAGTAATTGAACAATTTGAGTCTCTTACCAATTCGTATAATGAGATTTATAAATTATTTCAATAAAAAGTTTTCAGGAGGGGTCGCAGGGTCGGAGGTCGCAAAGCGACCTCAACCTTATTGCGCGAAGCGCAATGGGGGCAGCTACGCGGTCCTGGGTTCCCTGCT